TAGCAAACCACCAAAGGGAAGTAGAAATGTTAGACTTAGAACTTAAAGATCCAATGCTTATGTCACCTGCCGAATACATGGAGTGGCAAGAGCAAGAGGAAGAAGACTTTGCAATGCGCGATCAAATGGAAGCAGGACTGCTAATTGAAGGCGATGCAGAGGAGGCAATGGATGCCGAGGTCTGCCGCAACTTTGTATTGCAGGCAAGCGAAGAGGAATACTTGGGAGCATACGGATGGTACGACTGGCGTGAGCACCTTGATGTCAGGACAGCAAGCCCAGAAGTCATGGCAGACCTGCATGAGGCAGGGACTATCTCAGACAACGAATACATGGCCTACAAGATTGGCTGGAACAAGAAGCAGGAGGGTTAGACAATGAAAGGTAAAGCGAAACTTTTTAAGTCCCGCAAGGACGTTGATGGGCAACCACATAGAGGCGGGGGAGGCCGAAGCGCTGCGAAAGCGCGGAAGCATAAGAGATCGATTGAGAAGTCACTGCGGCAGAAGTCGCGCAAGCTTTGTAAGCAAGGAGGTTGAGCATGGGTAAAGACCAACTGGCAATGGCCGTAATATTGGGGACGTTGAACCTGCGGGTTCGCATGGGGATATTGACCCCAGCCAACGCGAAGCTGGAGGCGCTTGAAGCTTACCGACAGTATTGCGAACACAAGAAAGTAGAAGTGAACCAGAACATAGTGAAGAGGGCGAAACAATGATCGAAACGATAATCTTGTCATGGATAGTGCTTGGACTTGGGTACTTCGGCTACTGGACACTAACAACAGACCTGTTTGACAGGTAAGGAGGAAGAATGGAAAGCGACTGCCCAAGAACAGAAGAAGAGGACGCTTGCTTCTGCACAAGCTGTGCGGGAATAACAAGAAGCCCAGACATAACGATATGTGAGGACTGCGCGAAAGAGGCGAGGGGCGAAACAGTAGAGCCTATGTAGAAAGCGACAGTGCTGGGACACAAGACCTTGCCCAGCGCTAAAGACAGCGACCAAGCCGCTTAGAAAGAGACAGCGACCCCCTGTATAGGCTTGCGGTATACGCTTGGGACACCGACCCCTTTGTATAGTGTGGTTTAGCTAAGGGACACCGACCCCCTGTATAGGTTTGCGGTATGTACAGGCGACAGCGACCCCTGATCCACAGTACACCAGTTACAGGTCGCGCTCTTTCATGTGAGGACAGCGACCCCTTATTATAAGTAAGTTTAGCTAGGGGACAGCGACCTGGCGCCGCTAATATATATGGTTTGCTTGCGGGTCGGTGTCGCCCAACCATTGAGGTCGCTATCTTATTAAGTTTAGCTGTGGGTGCGCCCTAACCTTTTAGGGGTTATAATATAGTTGTAAGTAATTTAACTTACACTTACAAAGGGTTATAAAAAATGAACAGACCAATAACTATAAAAGACACAGGAGTTAAAGTTCCTAGTACCTGTAGTATGACCAACTTGACAGGCACCGAGCTTGTGGTCTACGAGGGTTCCACGTTTGACCTCCAGGCAATGCCCCTTGCAGGTTACGACTTGCACCCAGAACACCCTACCATCGATTTTGGTTGTGCATTTTTACACCCTTTAAGTAGACAAAGAGGTCTGCTATTTGCAGGTGTGTGTGTTGAACCAGAACAAGATCGGTGGTTGTATAATGTGTACACCGTAGAGGTAAAGGAAGGCGTTGACGCGACCCAAATGGGTGCGGCTGTTAGCAAGGCACTTAACCCGTAAGACGCACAGGTCTGCCGCCTTACGGGGCGGTAGGCTTGCAAGTCCAATGGTCGGTGTCGCCCAACCACCCTTGAGGTCGCCTTCCCACTATGTTTGGTGGACATATAGTTCAGTACTACGTTTTGTGTTATATTATTAGTGTAGCAAAAGGTTGCTACATACTACCAAAACCACAAAGGGAACTTAAAATGGAAATGAACTATGAAGTCCAGATCGAACAAAACTTCACCACTTGCCACTTGATCGACGAAAACGACTGCTTTGAAAGCTTGATGCAAGACTTGCGTGAACACTACCAAGCGCAAGCGCCATTTAGCGCGAACGAATTAGTCCTGCACTACGCTTACGACTGCGGCCTCGATCTGTTCATGCCAGCGAACTTGGGTCTGCTAATAAAGCACACTGAAACAGACGTTCGATCAATGTGGCAACACGGCGCGAACAAGAGGGTCAGTGAAATGCGCGGTAGCATTTAGCAGACGGTGACAGGTGACAGTGTTTGAACACACTGTCGCTTTGTAACTACCATTGGTGACAGCGACCCTTAGTGACAGCGACCCTGGTGCTGCCTTATGGTTGGTCGCTTTCGCTGGTCATACTTAGTTTGGGCGACATATAGTTCAGTACTACCTTTTGTGTTATATTATTAGTGTAGCAACCGCTACAAACTACCAACCACTAAAGGGTAAGCGAATGGGGACTCCAGCACTAATAGCAAGCAAAATTAACAACAATGAATTCCAGGTCATTTACTGCCACTACGACGGTTACCCGTCGCACACTGGCAAGATGCTGGTAGACTCGTTTGGGTCTACCGCAGCCGTACAACGGCTAATGGACGGGGGTGACCTCAAAGCCATTGCCAGTAATGGAACTACCATTCCTTTAGGCGGTGGTAGCCCAGCACGGACACTGAAAGCGATAAGTGACGCAACGGATTACGCTGACTTCATTTACGTCTTTGATCCCAGCACACAACGCTGGTCAGTCATAGACCCAAGCCGCACCAAACGCTTTAGGACAATGAACAAAGAATAAGGCCGACATAACAGAAGGTGACAGTGCTTGAACGCGCTGTCGCTTTGTGGCTACTGTGTGTGACAGCGACCATTGCTATCTGAATGACAGCGACCAGCGCCTTATGGTTGTGTTTAGCTATTACTGGGTCGCCGTCTACTTGGTCACCGTCTTATTAATGTTTATAATAGTTGTATACTAACGTATTTAGTGGTACCTTATAGTTGTAGCAAGGGCTACAACCCACCACTAACCACTAAGGGCAATACAATGGACACCAACCAACACACCGAAGGCGGCCAACTGGCCAGTAAATACACAAGCGCTATAGTTGCGGTACAGACCGCGCCGAACCAGTTTACTGTAATGTACAGCCACTTTTGGGCGACACCAGTAGACCTTGGCAGCTACTTGCGCTTTGCCGCAACAACCCAAGAGGCGGCGCTCGCCTTGGTTATAAAGGGTGACCAATTTACAGTTAGAGGTCAGCCTACACCAATGCCACAAGAACTTTGGCGTCCAGCGCAGCAGCTAAACCGCGAAGGTTTGTGTCGCGAGGTAAGCAACATGGAAGCCGACTACGTTTATGTCTGCAATGCACAAGGCGTATGGTACACCTACACCGACCCCAAGGCACCAGCCGTACAAATAGGGTAGCAGACTTCCCCCTTCTAATAGGGGGGGGTTGTCGTTTATAAATAGGGGGGGTTGTCGTTTATAATGGGGGGGTGCTGTCTTCCATGACCAGGAGGGGGTGACACCGACCACAGTGGGGCGGCTTAGGTCGTTGTCATAGGGGGGGGTTGTCGGTTTCGACAAGTCAATGTCCAAAAACAAATAGGGGGGGTGTTCGTCCGAGGAACCTGGGTGACACCGACCCCTGTGTTGTAGTACTTGCTTACTTAGTGGGGGACACCGACCCTTGGTTGTGCTGTATGGTTGCTATGTTGGTCGCTGTCCCTGTTTGGTGTAGCTGTAGGCTTGGCGCCGAGCGCGACCATCCTGTGCCTACTGTATGGTTGGTGCGGTATGGGTCGCGCTCCCACTACCTTACATTGATGGGTAGCATCTATAACCTGTTTTGTGTTACTATGTTTATAGGTTAGCAAGGGCGCTAACCACAACCACTAACCACCCAAGGACTATAAAATGACTTCCCTACCCTTCGCTATTGTTACAACTGCCATTAGTGTATTTGGTCTTATACTTTTTAAAGACTTCTTCCCCAACGATCTTCGCCTGCTTCAAGGGAGTCGCCGTTTGGTGGTTTCTACGGCGGCTCTACTGCTCGGTGCTACTGGCATCTTGAGCGGGTCGGCGGTTATTGTTGAGGAAGTTGAACCCACGGAGAACCAGAAGGTAGACTGGATCGAGTAGTGGACGGCACTGACAAACAGTGCGGGTGACCTTAACGGCTTTGGTAGCGTCGTTGGGGTCACCCTTTTACTTATAAATAAAGACGGCGACCTTTGGGCTGGCGTTTCAGGAAGACCAAAGCCAAGGAATAAGGACGTTCGCTTGTCGTGTTTGTCTTGCAAAGGTCGCCAAAAAAGTAGGCCGCCAAAAAAGTCACGGGGAATAAGACCATCCACGGGGAATAAGACCACCGACAGCGACCTTTGTTGGCGACCAAGACCACAGGGAATAAGACCGTGGACAGCGACCCCAAAACTAAGGCGACCAAAAAAAATAGAAAGCGACCTCGCGGCAAAACGACCCTATTTTGCATTATTTGTACTATTTTGGCCTAAACGCTGTACTGCAAGCCTGCGGCACCCTAAACGCTGTACTGCAAGCCTGTTACCTTGTAAACGCTACACTGCAAGCCTGCTGCATAGGTACTGCACAGGCGTACAGTGCAAGCCTGTACAGTACTGCACAGGCGTACAGGTAAAACTTGGCACGATCTTTGATCTGGCACGTGCCTTGCTACACTGCAAGCACCGTGCCAACTACCACGTTTTAGGTTAGCCGTTTAGCTACCTGTACAGGTGTACAGTATGCCGTTTACTGGCGCTGTGTGGCCTTGTGTTGGCTTGTGCTTGCTAACCCTTGCCGTGGTACCTGTTAGGCTGTAGCCGCGATCAGGCTACCTATACAGCGTTTAACAGCTACCCTAAAGATCGCGCTAACCTTGTGCCCTATATGGTGGCCCCGATCGGGCACCTATAAAGATCGCTAACCGTTTATAACCGTTACTGGGTTAGCTTTGCGCCGTTGATCCGTGCAGATCTGGCAGTTAGATCAAGCCCTAAAACAAAAATAAAAACGTTGTACTGCAAGCCTGTTACCTAAAATAAAACCGCTAAAATAAAAATAATGGTAGCCTAAACGGATCTAACGGGTGTATAACCCTTACATGGTTAGGCACTACCGCTTAACCATTTACAAAAGGGTGCTAACATGGCAAAAGCCAAAACAACTACCGCTAAAACTAAAACCACTAATAAGGCTAAAAAGGTAGCCGCTAAAACTAAAACAACTAACGCTAACAAGGTAGCCGCTAAGCCAACAGATCAACAGGTAGCCGCGCAACAGGCACAAGCCGATCTTTTGGTAGCTATGCAAGCCGCGCATGCAAGCCGCTTGCCAGCAGGTAAGGGTAGCAGGCATGGTAGGCACCTAAAAGCACGCATGCCTAACCGCAGTACCGTTGTAAAGCTTGCTAACGCCTTGCTAGCGGCTGTAGCAGGTACGGCTGGCAACGTAACGCCTAACGGCGATCGGCTGATCTTGCGCGGCTACCAAGCTAAGATCGGCGATCAGGTTGTTGGCGCTGATCCGTGGGTTGCGCTTTACAAAACTTGGTTGCATAACCAGCACGGCTGGCGCGTTGATCAAACATGCCAGCGTAGCGCTAACGCGCTTGGCTTTACTGGTAGGCTTTACAACGCCAGCACTGATCAACGGCACGTGATCCTTGCACCCATTGATCCTGCGGCTTTTAGTAAAGATCCCGCTGGCTACATACAAGCTAACCTAGCTACCCTGATCGGTACCCTGTAAACCCTAACAGCCGCGCCCGTAACGGGGCGCGGCACCATAAAGGATCTATTATGTTACTTATTGTGTTTGCTACCGCTAACGTAGTTTTAGCTTGCTTTGCAAGCGTTACCTAAAACCTAAAACCTAAAACCAAAAAGCAAGGGGCGGCCTTTGCTTTTTGCGGTTTTGGCGCTGGTACCATTTGCCTACCATCGCAGGATATTTCTCAAAAAACCCCCACCCTGTGCGCAGTGCTTTTTTTTTCTATAAAAATTTTGGGTTATTGCGGTAAATGACCCAACTATTTAGGGCAAGGCCAGCTAACTACCCTTGGGCCTTCTGGGTATCCGTTGTGCGGTACGTGTGGTCTAAAAATAAGTATGGCGCTTCCTTTTGGTGCTGCGGCAGCTTTTTGGCCATTACTTCTTGTAAAGCTTACTCGGCCTTTTACTAGGCGTATTTCTGCTGCTTTCCATGCTTGATCGTGCCACCAGTTTGTATCTGTGCAGGCCATTACAATCATTACAACTGTTGCGCCTTGCTGTGCTTGTTCTTTGGCGTGTTGTACCCATTGGTTTACTGTTCTACCGTATGGTGGGTTGCAAAACACGGTACCGTTCCAGTGAGCTTTTAGGCTGTTACGTTTTGCTGGGTTGGGGTGATCAAGGCCAAGGTAGTTTTCACATTTTTTATTGTTTCGGCTTGCTGCCGCATCAAGTGTAAAGCCAAATTCCTTATCAAGTGCGTTGTATAGGGCTGCTGGTGTTCGCCATGCTTGGTCTTTACTACTGTGTAGTGTTTGCCAGATCTTGTTCGCCTTGGACATAGTTGTTGCCTCCTGGTCGTATTTTTAGGGTGTTGTTTTGCTTCTGCTTACCTATAATAAGGGTGTATTGGTGCTAGGGGTAACTTTTGCTGTCATTTATACATTATGCGTGTGTGTGCCGTAGCAGCTTGGCATTAGTTAATTTCCCTGGTGGTTCTAGCTGTGGCAACCCTAAAGCGGGGAAGATATACGCACCGCTTTGCTTAGCTTGCATGCATAGCAAGCCATGGGCCTGGAAACAGGATTAGCTAAAAAAGTAACGCGCAACCGTATATGCCTATAGCGTTCTTGTGTTTGCAAGGGCGTTATAGTGCTTTTTGGAAAAAGTTAAAAACAATGGTAGTGTCGTACCAATAGTGGTTAGAACGGTGCGTTTTTTGTGGTGTACCACCTATAAGGGGTTGGTAACCCTACTTAGGGGTAAGCTCCCCGTTTTGCCCTTTGTGGGTTGCCTGCTGCATCAGCTTTTCCTTTTAGTGGGGTTTGGCTGGTGCGGCACCCTCCTACATTGGTAGCCAATGTGTACGCAGTGCAAGTAACAGAACGCGGATGGCCAGAGCAATTTACATTTGCCCACCACTGCCGCTTTAGGCGCAATACTCTTGTTAGCCTTAGCCGCAACAATAGCGTTGTTGTCAGTACCGTTGGCTACTATGTGCCTCCTGTGGTTAATCAACCTACAGGAGGCACAGTAGAGCGTATTCCAGTATTTAACGCCTACTACCAAACATGCGTGTTTAAAGGTAAGCAAGCAGATACAATAACAGAAGCAACAGGACTACCAATAGACAAAGCAACACTAGATCAAATAGACAACCCCGCAGCAAACAACATGCACAACGCAATGGTCAACCGCTGGGTAAGCAAGCTAGAAAACCAAGGAACAAAAGCCTTAAAGTAAAGGGAGCTAAAAATGCCAGAAACCACAAAAGAGCCAACCGACCTTGATCTATGGTTAGAATCAAGTTGTGCAGGCGCAATAAGACTAGAACCATCAGCAGACTTCGACTACGCCATTTTAGGTGTAGGCACACAGTTTGACCAACAGCCCTGTATTGTGTACAGCATACCCAAAGTGTTAGAGGTGCTGCAAACCGCGCAAAGCATGAGCCAAGAAGAAGCCTGGGAGTGGTTCCACTTTAACATAGCCAATGCTTTTTATGGAGGGGTACAGCCAATGTTTGTAGAACCAACCTGGAAGCCACAACCATAATAAGTTAGACTGGTACTACAATGCGTAAAACCCTACCAGGACACCCAACAGCATGTGCTAAGGGCTGCACAAACAAGTCTACCATGTTGATCTGGGGCCACTGGGTGTGCGCCCAATGCGCCATAGCCTTGATTAACAGTAAAAAGGCCATACCATGGTAAAGCCAACATTCAGGGTAGTGTTTAGGGTTTCCAAAAAGGGAGCGCCTACTGGGCAGCCTTACTTCTGGCTTGAAATACCCGCCGCAGACAAAACAGAAGCGATCCTTACAGCATGGAAAGAAATGACTGTATGTGTAGGGGTATTGTTTTCTGTAGTACACAGGGTTGAGCTAGTAGAGCAAATAGGCCAGCCAAACGACACCCACCTAATAAGCACCCCCATAGCGGCTAATACTTTCCTTTTCCGCAGGGACAGGCTAAAACTGCACGGCGTACCGTTAGAACCCTTAGCAAAGGGTACAAACGTATTCAAGGAGGAGAAAATGCCAATTTACGACTTTGTTTGTGGCAAATGCGAAAAGCAAACAGAAGTAATGCAAAAGTACACAGACCCAAACCCAACCTGCTGTGGAAAAGAAACAAAGCGCATGGTTAGCAAAACCTCCTTTGCCCTAAAGGGTAGGGGTTGGGCATACGACGGCTACGGCGTTGGTAACACAAACCTACTTAAAAAGTAAATGGCAACACTGCGTGACCTATACACCCACCACCAAGCCAACAACGAGGTTGCTTTTTCGTTAACCTACTTGGGGCAAACAGTTTGGTTTGGAATAGTAGGTGGCCCAAAGCAGGGGCTTTGGCTTGTTGAATACAGCCAAACCGCGCAAGCCGCGCAAACGGTAGACTGGGAGCTATTTGGGTGTGACGACCCAGCCAATTGGACAGGATGCCTTGCGCTAGTTTGCGCTGTGTTTAGCAAACTAACAGGTAAGGTTGCGCACGTTGAGCAACTACACAAAGAAATAGCCATTGAAATAATGCCATAAATAGGGCATATAAAGTAAAAGCTACGCATCTTGCGCGGCCAAGCAAGGTAGGCAGCATGAAGATCAACATATCAGCCAGTGACGAAGCAATAACAGTCAGTGAAAAAGATATTGCGCTGGTATTTAAAAAAGATGGCCTATACGCCTACATACCAAGCGAATACAACCCAGACACAAACCCAATACCAGAAATGGTTCCAAAGCATATTGCGCTTGGCCTAATGGCAATGTTTGTAGCCGAAAACCATGAAGACTTTATAGACGCAATAGAGCTTTCGCGTGTTGCTATGGTAGCAACCCAAATGACAGAAAAAATAGCAGAAGAGCACAGGCGTAGAACAGAAGGTAAGGAAAGCATACAACTACAACAAGCGCTAGAGGCAGTAATAAACAGCGTAAGCAGGAAAATAAGTGAAGTATGAGCGGTAAAAAGAAAAAAGCCAAAAAGCCTGCCCCCACCTTTGCCAGCAAGGCCACAAACAGCCCAGAAGCTTCACCAGCGCCAGATCCTAATGCAACCACGCTAAAGCAATTCGAGCAGCTTGAGAGGGAGTCTGATAGCGCCTACGAGGGCATGTTGCTGTGGGCCATGCAAACCCCAGATGCCCGCAACCAACGGATGTTGGCAAAAGCGATAGGTGTAAGCGAAGGAAGCGTAAGGTACTGGAAAGCCAACTACGGTTGGGCTAACCGCATAGCCCGCGTAAAAGACTCAGAGTACGCTGCCTTACATTTGTTCCGTGATCGCCTAAAGCAGTACGTAGGAACCGACAGGGCAGAAATGCTAAGGGCAGCGTTAGATATTGTCCTTTCTACTGCTGGGTATGCACGGCTAAGATCAGAAGTACGAAAACAACGTGTAGGCATAGAGCAAGAGCACCCAGAAGATAAAAGCAGGGCAACCGCCTATAAAAGCGAACTAACAATGGTTGAGCTGGATCAAATAGATCCAAGTAAATACATGCGTGACCTGGCTGGTAGGATCAGGGCAAAGCACCTAAAAGAAGGTGACATAAGCAAACAAATAATGCTTATAGACGCCGTGCTTGGTCTTATTGCAAAGAGAATCCAAACTGGCGAGTTGCAGGTAAAAGTTAGCGACATACCAAGCCTACTAAAAGCACGAGCACTACTAACAGGGCTGCCAACTGAGCAAGTTGCCGTACATCAGCAGGTAGAGCACAGCCACAACCATAACGTAGTGGTAGACACAGTAAGAATGCAAAAAGCTAAAACAACAGGCGACGATCAAGCAGTAATAGAAGCAATGAAAGAAGATGTAGCTGAACTAAGTGTAATCTTGGGCGCAATACCTAAAGAAGCCAACATATTTGATGCAGAAATTATAGAAGTAATGGAGGGATAAGGCAATGTCTTACCTAATAGACGCAATAAGGCAAAACCTACCCTTTGGAAAAGGTAAAAAGCTTCCAGGCCGAAAACACAGGCTCGTAAGTGAAAGGAAGATAGCAGGCCCAAATAGCGGCGCAGATATAAGAATGTACATGGACGCAGAAAGCCTAGCAAAGCTTTTAGACATAGCCAGATCAAGCGCAGCCCAACGTGTCCAAATGAACAACGTAGGGCTTTTAATAAACAAGTACCAAGCAGAAGACGGCCATACTTACGAGTGCTGGTCGCTTATTAGTGGCACGCCAATTCCAGAGCGCGTCCCGCTTATTGATGGCCTAACTAAATGAAAGATAAGAAAGGTAAAACACTAGCCCCAGTGGTGGCTAATATAAAAGAGAATTATCCGTTACTTGGTAACGCGCTAAAACACCACAAAAGCACTCGTGGGACGCCGCTAACCTTTAAAGACAAACCGTATCTAATCGAATTGTATTGCGATGCCCCCAAGGTAGGCTTTGACGCAATGAAAGCAGTGCAGGTGGGGTGGAGTGAATTGCTTATCCAGTTGTGTTTGGAAAGGGCAGGCGAGGCGGGCCGAATTGCCGCCTATGTATTGCCAACGTATCAGCTACGTGATCGGTTTGTTCAGCGCCGTGTACACCCACCATTAGAGCAAGTGGCTTATTACCAAAAAAAGCTACCGAACAATGGGGATCTTGGTAGCTTGAGGATCAAGAAGTTTGGCGAAGGCGCACTGTTGTTTTTGGGTAGCAACACAGTAAACGACTTTATTGAGTTTAGTGCCGACGTTTTGATTGTAGACGAGTTTGATCGCTGTGTACAAGAAAACCTAGCTTTAGCTAAAGACCGCTTGCGTGCAAGCCCATACCCGCAAATGTATAGGGTAGGGAACCCAACAAGACCGCATTACGGGGTAGCTGGCCTATACGAAATAAGTGATGGCCGCAAATGGCACCACCAATGTGAACACTGCGGCGAAAAGCAGCACCTAGAATGGGCGCAGCATGTTGTAGACAGGGACGCAAGTGGCCGCTGGGTAATAAGGGATAAAGCGCGAGCAGCAGGCGGTTGGATACGCCCAATTTGCCGAAAATGTGGCAAGCCGTTTGAAAGGGTAGCAGAAGGCGGAAGTTGGGTAGCCGAAAGGCCAGAACGCACAAGGCGCGGCTACTGTGTGAGCCGCCTAGACGTACTAAGCCAAGACATTAGGCCACTGTGGCACGAATGGTTAGAAGCGCAAGGTAGCGCTGTAAAGCTTTCTGCCTTTTCCACTAGTGTTATGGGTAGACCGTACGAAGCAGAAGGGGCGGCTGTTACTGCCCAGGTTCTTGCTAATGCTGCTGTTGGTGAGCCAATTGATGTTGCTGGGCACAAGTCTTTACAGGATGAGTTTGTTGTGGCGGGTGTAGATGTTGGCTCTAAAGCGCTGCATGTCAACATTGCCATACTAAAGAAAAATGAAGATACAGATAAGCGCACTAGGGTTGGGAGGTTTGTTGGTACAGTGGCAACATTTGACGACCTATACGATATGTTGCTTAGGTTTAGCGTAAATTCAGCAGTAGTTGATAGTAGGCCAGAAATGAGGATGGCACAGGCGCTAAGAGACAAGTGCATGGAAACAGGCGTATGTGATCTATGGTTATGCCAGTTCCACCCGACAGAACGGGTAGGGCGCGAAGCCTATGGCAGGCGCTTGGATTATGGTAGGCGCTTAGTAACTGTAGACCGTACACAATTACTAGATGCAACATTAGACGAAATGCGTACAACCCCACCGCAAAAGGTCTTCCCAGAAGATGTTTGGCACGTACAAGGGTGGCAAGATGAAATGGTTGCATCAAGACGTATGCTAAACGATAGGGGTGATAAGTTTATGTGGGACGAAGGTAACGCAGATGATCACTATAGATTTGCTGACGCTTACGAGCGTGTAGCTGCCGACATGTTAAATACATCAGGTAGCTACATTAGTGAAGATTGGGAATCCTAAAAGAACAACGCACGTTTTTTAGCCTTGGCTGCTATAGTATTATTAAAGTAGTGAAGGTAGTTGAAATGAATGATCCGCTGGCTGAATATGCAAAATCTAGGGAGTGCCTTTTTTGTGGGAAAGAATGGGTGCAGTCGTGTGAGAATTGTCCAGGGTGCGGAGGGCTTACTGCCCCACACGCAAAGCACGGCGAAAAGTTACGTGTTTGGGGTGAGATGCTGCAATGCTTCTTAGAAGAAGGCTTTTCTAGGGATGAGGGAGTTATGCACTCCCCAACATTCCAACAACTTTATGAGGCTTCTCATTACATGCAGCTTGAAGGTAAAAGGCAGGTTTTGAACGAGTGCGGGCCGCCACTTAAGCTAATAATTGGCGGCAAAGAGTAGCTACTCAACAGTGGTACTCTTGAAAAATACAGAAAAACGTAACGCGCACAACCTTCCACATAAAGGGTGGCAGCGGAGCCTATTGCGTTCTACACAACATGTTGGTTTCTAACCACAAATGTAGTATAGGCACATTTATGTAAATCTTCTTTGTGCCGAAAAAGCCGCCTGCATGATACGATAAACAAAATCTTGGGTACGACATGTCTAAACTAAAAATCATCTCCTCACCTATTGTGCCTATGAAAAAGGCGCGTGAAGTCCGCCCTGGTGGTTGGCTTGCGACAGGTATGGCTAAGCCTAACAAATCAATCCGAGAGCGCCTTGGTTGGTCACATAGTGATGATGCGAATGGTACTGCGGTAGGGGGGATAAACTCGTTCTATGCTAACAATAGAAGTTTGTTTCCAGATCAATATTGGCAGCTATATAAAAGCACCCCAGACGTAAGGGCTTGTATTGATAGTATTGCTAGGCGCATCGCTACTTGGGATTGGTATGTAAAAGTAAACTCTGATCCTAGAGATGAGATTGAGTACAGTAGGCTTAGTGAGCAGTCTGCGAAAGTAAGAAACTTCTTAGCCATGCCAAACACTGATGGAACTACATGGCAAGAAATGATGCAAGCAATGGTTACAGACCTATTGTTGTATGATGCAGGTGTGATTGAGCTTGTAAATGATGAGTCTGGCCGAATGTCGGAACTGCAAGTGTGGCTTGGTAGCGAGTTCCTACCTGTAGTGGATGACCGTGGTCATTTGCTGTACTACGAGCAAGACCCAGGGGGTGCAACTGGTGAGTCAGTACAAATAGCACCAGAAGACATTGCTTATTTTAAGATCTATTCAAACACTAGATCTGCACTTGGCTTGCCAATGATGGAAACAGTGATCAATGAGTGTGTGACAGTAGTATTGGCTAGTGAGCACGCAATGTTGGCTTTAGATGCTGATGAGATACCTCCTGGGCTGCTTGTCTTAGGCGGTATTTCTGGGCCTGCTGCTGAGCGAGCAAGAACAGACCTAATGGCAATGAAAGGTAAGGATCACCGTATTCGTGTAGTTACAAGCCCTCAACCGTCTGGGATTGATGCGAAATGGTTAGAGCTTAGGCACACCCCAAAAGACCTGGAGCTACTACAAGTAGTAGCGGAAATGCGCCGTTCAATTTGGCGGGTGTTTGGTGTTATGCCTGTTGAGCTTGGTGAGACAGCAGGCATCCCAAGAGCCGCAGCAGAAATACAGATGGACGTATCTAGTAGTCATTTGATTTCGCCAATACTTGAGCTTATCCAAGCGCGACTAAACGCTCAAATAGTTCCTAAGCTTGTTGATGCAGATGATATTGGTAAACTTTCATTCACATTTGATCGTATTGCCCCCTCTACTGCGGAAGAGAAGCTATCTATGGCTAAGCGGGCTGAGAGCTTGATTAGGCAGGGGGTTCTTACTGTAAATGAAGCAAGGTCAGAAATGGGCTTTATGCCTATTGATGGTGGCGACGTTGCAATGGTGACAACGTCTTATGGCCCAATGCCGTTATCGCAAGTTGCTGCTGGGTATTCTCCTGCTGTAACAGTCCCAATGGGGGACGCTGCTTACGCATCGTTAGATGGGGGAGCTATAGCTACTGATGGTGGTGTAAGCACTGGCGGAACCCCTGATCCAGTATCAACTACCCCAGAAGAAACATTATCGGCTAAAAACCCAAAGATTAATCGCACCCAAACAGTGAAGGTTACGGGTTGGCGGGGGGCCATGCTTTCAGACCCAGGGCTACCGAGCCACTGGGCAGATCCAGAAGCGTTTAAGGGTGAAAGGACGATTGATTTACGTAGCTTAGCGAACGTTGTTAGAGACTATACATTTGAAGTTGCTTCTTTATATGATGGCTTAGTAATTGAAGTTGGTGGCATTATCTCCTCCTCATATAGGGGCGGCGCTATTAGCGTTGAAACTTCTAACCAATCAAAGAAACGCCTTAGTGAAGCGTTTGATGCTTTTGTAGTTAGGTGGGAAATGGCAACTACCCGCTACTATATCAATGCGGCAAGGCTCGGCTATGAAGCAGCCGTGGACTTTATGGAGAATGTGCCTGATATGTCCCCTGTGCAGGTAGCTCTTTCATACCAAAATAAAGCAATGCAATACTTGGTGGATTCAAGTGGGTTGGTTGGTACACTTAAACAGAAGATTGGGCGCATATTAGAGTCAGCTACTTTATCTCAACGTGACCGCGCAGATCAAGTAAGCCCAGAGGATTCGGCTGGGGAAGTGGTAGCCCAAGTAGATAAAGAGCTTGAGGCGCAAGCTTATAGGATTAAGAATTGGAGCGGGAAGCTTGTTGCCTTGGCAAGCCTAGTCATGGTAAGCGCTCTCCGCAGTACAGTAACCATAGAAAACGGGAAGCCTGTTGTTTGGAAATATGATTGGAGGAGCCAGCCTGGTGATAATTGCGTCACTTGCACCACAGAAGGTTCGTCTGGCCCAAGATTATTAAGCGATATTTCTGCATACCCAGCATCAGATACTAAATGCGGCGCTAAGTGCCGATGTGTCCTTGTTATTTACAAATCTGACGAACTAACTGATGTTGAATAGTGTGAAATCCCGTATTATCGGCTAAGTAACGAATCACTGTTAGCCTTGTGTCGGTAGAACTAATATGATACATTCAGTTCATTGACGCCAAACAAGGTGCAGTTTTACTCGGAAATGGATATGAAACTGCGTATAGAATTACCAATTGGCGAAAAAAAGTACACACTGGACTTTGATAAAGACAGTGAGGAAGGTGGCTTATCCAAGTGGGTGGGGCGTTGCCGTATCCCGTGTACGGGTTCTCTCCCAATGCAGGTTCGTCGTGTAGAACTAGCAAGCGAAGGCGGGGAAGAATCCTCTACAACTTTTAGTGAAGAAGGTGACGGCTCAATTTTAATTGAAGGGGTTGCTAGCTCAACCAGTGTTGATTGGCATGGGACAGAGATGAGCCTGACAGCCTTACACGGAATGGCCCAACAATTTAAGGCTGGAGTACCGTATGTCCCAGGCCATTATGAAGATGAATGGGATCAGGTGTTTGGTGTTACTGTTGATGCCTCAGTAGAACAAGGCCAAATAGCTAACGACGCCTTAGCTAAAGGTAATTCTGCTGGCTACCTACTCAAAGTTACTACCGCTTTATATAAAGAAGACAGCAGGGCTAAGCGGCTTTGCTCCTTATTAAGCCAAGGCGCAACCGTTGGTTGTTCCATCGGCGGGTGGTTTACGGAAATGGAAGTAATCACTAATTCTGAAGACGAAGTTGACCGTGTAATTATTAACGGTGTGGAGCTTGATCATCTTGCTGTTACTCGCAGGCCAAGCAATCCAGATAGCTGGATTTCAGATGTGGCGAGGAGTGTGAGTGTGGCCGTAAAGGATTCACGTTCAGTTTTAGATGCTCCTAACTATGAAGTTAGCAATGAAGTTACTAAACGCTGTGGTACTTGTAGACATTTCAGTGGAACAAATTGGTGCGGCGCACATGAGTTTACCGCTTCCCCAGATTATGTTTGTGAATCATTGAGCGTAGAGAGCGGCGAAGAAATTATTGCACCAGCCGATCAAAATGTTGATGTGGTTGTAGATGATGGGCCAGTAAATCCAGATGATCGCACTACCCTCCCACCCGAAGCAACAAGGGCAGCAACATCATTTGCTAATCTTCCGCTTGCACCACCCGACGCCAAGTTCATCAAAAGCCCCTCTCAAATGGTAGAACTAAAAGATAACATATTGGGTACATTGTTCGGTGGTGATCCAGACTGGGATCGGTACCGTAAGGCTTTCCTTTGGTTTGATGAAGAGCGTCCAGAAGAAAAAGATTCATACAAATTAGCAGTCGCTAGGATGTATGATCCAGATGCGCCAGATAATGCCTCTTCACCTGACGGAACCTTGCATGTTTTTTATGATAAATTGCAAACCGTTGCTGAGAGGGTTGAATCGCAAAACCCTGGTATCCCAGAAGAAGATTTGGGTGAGGTAAAAGCTAACTTAGAAAGGTATATTGAAAAGTTTACTGCTGTAGAAGATGAAGATTTGCCGACAGGCGAAGACGAAGAAGCAGAGCTTTCTATACCCAGCCCGCAAGCAAGTACACGAGATGCTTGCGAAGAAGAAAATACGGTAGCCGATACAAATTCTTGCGATAGCGAGGATCTTGAAAAAGAGGCACCTGAGTTCACACCAGAAGAGGCCCGCAATAAAGAGGACACAGTTCCACTTGACAGCGGCGTTAATATGGGTGAAAAATCTTTCAGCGAAGACGCACACCGAGGCGCAGAAGTGAAAGTTGATACAGTCAAAAACCTAAAACAAGAGGAACGCGCCATGAGCGATGTAAAAATCGAAGAAACCGCGCCTGTCACTGAGAACCACGAAGCGAACACGCTAGAGGCAATTGCCCGCAGCATGGACGCTATGCAAGGACTTCTCGGTAAGCTCGTAGAGCGGGACATGGCGCAGACTAAAGAACCCGTGCAGGAAACTGCACCTGAAACCAAAGAGGTTGATGGTAACGTAGAAGCAGAGCTTCGCGAGCGCCTTCAAGCTATGGAAGCTAAGATGGCACGGATGGCGGCTCGCCCTGTTCGTAACGGATTTGCCCATAGCCCGAACGATATGCGTTCTTGCCAGCCTGGTCGCTTGGGTGAGTTTGTTCGCGCAATGGAAGATGTGCAAGGTGGAGCAAGTGCTTTGGCTGCTGTTTGTAAAGAACAAGCCGAACGCCGCTCTATTGAAGGAATCGAAGAACTGCCGTCACGTGGCTCCCTTGAGAAAGACCTTCGGTCTGTACTTGAGGCTGCCTTTGTTGATGGTGTAATCACTGACCCTGACGCCCGTAACGGCTGGAGGTAGACATGAGCGGTATTATTTCCCCACAATGGGCTAACTTAGACAACAATCGTCGTGAGGCTTTTCAGCGTGCAATCAATGTATCGACTGCTGGAACCACACTTATCCAGAACTATGTGAATAAGATCATTCAGCAGCTTACTCTTCGTGAGTTTGGTGCCCTTGGTACTTTGCAACGTCGTCCTGGCCAAGGCTCGCAAGCAATCATCAATCGCCGAACTGGTTCTTTGATGACTTCTGCGAGTGTTTGGGTTGGTGATACGGCTACAGTAGCTGAATCTACTGGTACTTACACACAGGCCACATTCACGTACCAAACCCTTGTTACTCGCGGTAAAGTTACCCGCAAGATGCGTGCCCGTGGCCGCAGCTATGTGGATATCCTTGCAGAAGAGATGACTTGGAAGCTTGATGACTTCAACAATAAGCTTGAGTCTGCACTTTTCATTGGAGACAGCGCCACTGTGACTACACAGATTGATGGTATGCTTTCTCTTGTCGGTGCAGTTTCTGGTCAGGTTGTGGCTAACACCACTGCTGCGGCAGGCGACAGCTTGACGCTTGCAAAGCTTGACTCTGCCATTGATAAGGTCAAGGGAAGTGGATCACGCGCCGATCTTGTTATTTATGCGTCTTACTCAGGAGCGCGTAAGCTTAATGCTGCGCTTTCTGCCCGTCAGCGCTTTGATGACATGGTTGATATTGCGGCTGGTTTCCGTGTCCGTTCATACGACGGTATCCCAATCGTAGTTTCTACGGGTGTGCCTGATGATATGACTTGGTCTGGTAGCGCTATTACGGCGTTTACTGGTGAAACCACAAACCCAACTACAGCGCTTATTGTAATGAACAAGCGCTACAACTGGCTTGAGGAGCTTACCCCAACGACAATGATGCCATTGGCACGCGATGATTCTCAATTTGAGCAGTTCGATCTGTTCTGGGATGGAACGCTTGTTTTCGGAAACACCCTTGGTGGTGCTATCCTTGGCGGTATTGACGTATAGTAAGCAGATTGTTTACTACCATATAGACCTGGCTAACTATTACGGTTGGCCAGGTCTTTGTGTTTCTGATACAGTTAGATTACAATCAGCATTGGAGGTTAGATATGCCCGCTATTACAACTACAGTCCCTAAAGAAGAATCCTACAATTACGTTGTTGGACGAACAGATATAAATACTGAATTACATGACGCACAGGCGTATGAATTCCATTCATACACTGAAAACCAAGACAGCCGATTGATTGAGTTTGGCTCTACGATTTACCACATGCTTTTCTTGCGAACGAGAGAAGCCAAAGAACGCGCTTGCTGCACTGGCTGGATGGATCTTACCCCACAGTGGAATGAGAAGTTAAATTCAATCCGCGTAGAGGCTACAACTGATAGTCAGCGCCAAATCTTGGCTGCGCTTGGAGATGGCGAGTGGCACAACAAGAAATTCATTACAAGCAATAGTACATTCAAAGATACTGAATGGAGAACTGCTATCAAAACATTGATGGATCGTAAATTAGTTGAATGCAACATTTACGGCATGATGAAAGGCCGCGCTTCTAATCGTGGGTACAAGTACAGACTAGTCGTTAACGACTAACAGGGGGATCAGTGGCAGACTTAACAACAAGGGTAAATGTAAAGCGGTTACTGGGTGTTCCCAGTGCTGTGACCATGCACGATGGTCTTATAGATACTTTGCTAGAAGTTGCTGATGAACAAATCATTGCCTATACAGGCATGGCTGCCCTGACCCAAACTACTGTTACAGAGAAGTACAATATTGATGGGTCTGCTGAAACCCAATTTACATTACGCAATTTCCCTATTAGCGCCGTTGCGGCAGTAAAAAGCGCAGGGCAAACATTATCTACTGACAGTTGGTATTTTGAGCCGCGTAGTGGCTTATTGGCCCTATCAGATGCAAGCAGGTTCTTCGCATCAGGTAGACAAAACGTAGAAGTAACATATACTTATGGCTATAGTAGCGTACCAGCAGACCTGACTTATGCTGCATCTCTTATCTGTGCCTATCATTTTAATGTTGGCAGGCACGCAGGTATGAGAAGCGAATCTGGGGGTGGGTACTCTTACAGGGTTTCTGAAAACTACCTACCAGCAGCAGCAGAAGGTATTTTAGCTAAATACAAGAGAATTTTCCCAAAGGAGGGTAACTAATGCCTTTTTACGTAAGAAGAATTGAAGAAGGTGATCCTTCTGGCATTTTGAAAGTGTTTTTACCAACAGCAGTGCTTAAAGCTAAGCGAAACAACGGCCAATGGTATGTTGAAGCTAACTATAGTGGCGTAGTAAACGCATTGCGTGATAATGGTTGGCGCAAAGCAAATGATAAGCGTCAAGCCCAACTGCAAGGCCCACAAAGCTCACCAAAGCCTAAGGCAGCAGCACCTAAAGCTAAGCCACCAGTGAAAAAGGCACAGCCTAAGCCTAAGCCTAAACCAAAAGCAAAGCCAAAGGCTGCCACACCACCTGTGGAATTAAGCCTGCTTGATAGTAGTGTTAAAGTGATTGAAAAATTGCTGCGTTCTGGCGATTACGATGCTTATTTGCAGCCACTTTTAGATGCAGAAAACGCTGGCAAAACTAGAAAAAGCGTTGTCACGCTGCTTGAAGACAGGTTGAGTAAGTAATGAACGTGTTGGTAACAGGAGGCTGTGGTTTTATTGGCCAGCATTTAGTTGAGCGTTTGGCCGCAAACCCCTATGTCACATCTGTATGGGTCTTAGATATCTTAGATAAGACAGCTACAGGTAAGACTCGTATTTCAGAAATTTCAAAGCTGGTCATTGGCAATGTTTGTGACCCTGACTCTGTAAACACAGCTATCGTATCGGCATATTCAAACGGGACTCCGATTGATTTAGTTATGCACTTAGCAGCCCAATCACATGTGGACGAAAGCCTGAAAGACAGCTCAGGTACAATGTATGTGAACGCTGTTGGTACTCAGGTAATAGCGACAGCATGTTCTTATCACGAAATCCCAATGCTTTATTGTAGTACTGATGAAGTGTACGGCCCTTCAGCTATCACTGAGAATGGTGAAGTTGAAAAGAAAGGAGAAGGTGATGCCTTACTTCCAAGCAGCCCGTACAGCGCGGGGAAAGCGGCGGGCGAATTGTCGGTTCGCGCAGAAGGCAGAAGCTTTGGTTTGCAGTTTGCTATTACTAGGGGTTGTAATGCTTTCGGCCCAAATCAATTCCCCGAAAAGTTAATCCCCATTGCTTGCCAAGCACTACAATCACACAGCAAAGTCCCACTGCATGGCGGTGGCAGCCAAATTAGGCAATGGGTTCATGTTTCCGAGTTTGTAGAAACTTTAATGGCGGTTGGCTCTAAGCTTGTAGCTGGAACCTTAATTCACGACACTTACAACATCGCAGGCCCAACAAGCACAACAGTAAGGGAGCTTGTAGAGGGTTTAGCTCTCGTATCAGATTACCCAGAAAGCATGGAGCCTGGTGAAACCGTTGGTGATCGACCAGGCCAAGATGAGGCTTATTACGTTTGCGGCGATAGGTTTTTTAATGAGTTTGGCTGGAGGCCAAAGCGATCTATTTTAGATGAATTCGAGCTTTCAGCGCTCTTGGATTCATATAAGGATATAGAAAGCGTATATATCGCAAACTACACTGTTACACCTATAGCATAGGAGAAGACATGCTTTTTTATAGAGGAAATGAATACATTGGGGTTATCCCTGCGGGGGTGGAATTAAAAGGCCGCCTTGCAGATGGTTTGAGTATGGCAAATTGTGTAGTCAGTTTTGATGATCATAAAAAAGCTGTTTGTGTTGGGAAAATGGGTTTGCTCGAAGAAGGTAAATCCTCGTTTTATAGCGGGGAAAAATTCTTAGTGGTTTGGGGTGATAACGATAAGCAAATGGCAGAACATCTTTCTAACCGACCTAGGCGCTGCATTGTTTATGTTGGTAGTAAGCCCGCTGGGGCCACATCTGAAGCGATGCTTAAGCTTTATGATAAAGATCCATCCCATACTGTTTACCGTTTCGATAATCCAAGCAAAGCAGTACGGGTTGTTGTCTTGTCAGATGAAGATCCAGTTGCCCAAACATACGACGGATCTAAATGGGTAGGCTTAGTAGATAGTAAGCCAAAACCTAAAGTTGTAGCCCCAAAACCCGCCACCCCAAAGGCAACCGACGTAAAGAAAGAAGAAAAGACAAAGAAAGTCGAAAAAAAAGAAAAGTGAGACTAGATACTGCAAAGGAAGTGATTGATACTTTGTCTAAGTATGACAAGGTTATCGTTAGCGGTTGCCAAAGATCAGGTACAACCATTTGTTCACAGATGTTATCTATGGACTTAGGCTGTACGTGGATTGATGAAACTGATGTCGCTAATGATTGGCGGGAGGTTTCACGCCTTTTGTTAGGCGGCGGTACATTCGTACTTCAAGCGCCAGCCTTGTCTTCGAAAATGGATCTTATACCTGAAGATCCAAAATGCGCTATTGTTTGGATGAGAAGACCAAAACAAGAAGTTGTTCGCAGCATGGCTAGGATAAAGTGGAATGTGCATGAGAGGCAAGAGAAGTCTTCTTACATTGCAAGGTGGGGGTACCATGATGGGCAACATATTTGGGATATTAAGAAAGATGCTTGGGAAACAAAACAAAAACCAGCCCTAAGTGTTGATTGGTATGAGATTGGGTACCATTCTGAATATGTAGAGGGCCACTTTCTTTTTAAAACAAAATCTTCTAGGGTGGGGCACCTTTGGCAAAATCCAAAGTTTACTAGCCACACAAAGCTCTTAATAGAAGAAGATCCAATGACGGCTAGTATACGCCGCCACCACAAAAGGGGGTAACCATGGCTATAGCTTCTGGGCTTGCTTCACGTTGGTTTACTTTTAGTAGGCGAACAGCATACTTAATGTCCCCCACAACTGCTTCAGCAAGCATGTCTGCTACATACGCTATTCCAGGTGGCGGTAGTTATATAGAGGTAACTATCGCAAGCGGAACAACAGGGAGCGGTACAGTAACCATATCAGGAACAGACACCTCTTCTGTTTCAGCTAACCAAACACTCACCTTCACTGGAAACGGCACCCAAGTAACTACGACCAAGTTTGCCACTATTAGCGGGATCACTACAACAGATTTAGCCGACGAAACTTCTATAGCTACTGTTGCCTTGCAATCGGTAAGTGCTGATGGGACAGCAAATTTAATAAGTGTTGAGGTTGCTTCTAATCGGCCTGTTTGGTTTAACTTTTCTGGGCAACCAAACTATCCCGCCTTGACACAAGGTACGCATGAAATGGACGCAGCCTACCTGCGTATTGATCGTGAAGAAGTTTGGACTCCGCAGGTAGAAGACATTGCAACTGATATACAGACAAATGATCAATGGCTTGTTAGAGCAGTACGTGATGTTCGTATCGGTTACGGTGCAA